ACCGCTAAGTGCAGGGGTTGTACCTAAATTAGTAGATAATCCTAAAGCGCCTGTAGCATTAATCACATGAGCAGACTGCCCTGTTGTTCCCCAAGCTAAATAAGTCTTTTTTCCGTTGCCTGAACCATAGGTAATATCACCATCATGTCCTGAAAAGTAAATACCATTGTTAAGGCTAAAGTAATCAGCAGGCGTGCCGCTACTAAAAACAGAAGAGTTCATGCCAAACTCACCATAGTAGGTGGAGTCTGTGCCTAAATCGTTACTGACTGCAAAGTTGGTAGAAGCACCAGCAGTACCACTTTTGTTTTGCATTACTGCTTGTAAATAAGTGCCTGCAACAGTTGCGCCTGAAGCTATATTGGTATTTGTAGCGTTAAAACTAAGAACAGGCGTTGTGCTTGTAGATCCGCTTGTTGATAAATTTAAAGTATCTACCGCGCGGCCCGTAGTTACATTGGATATAGATACCTGCTTAGTTGTAGTGCCTTGAACAATTGGCAATACTTCAGTTCCGTCTAACGGTACAGTTGAAGCGGGGAGTGCTGAAATTTTGACATCTGCCATGATATTTCCTTAAATTATTGTGCTATTACGCAATAAAAATATTAAAAATTATTCTTTATCTTACTAACATCCAAAAGATACGAACAGTTGTACCTGCACCTGGAGCTACATCAATATTTAATGTAAATCCAGATGTTGCTCTAGCGGTCATGTATGCAGAGTGTGACCCCGCTGCTGGAGAACCAGTAACATTCCAAGATCCAAATACAAGTCCATAATTTACATCTGATTCAGCCGTGCCAAAAGTTACAGCCGCAGAAGTAGCTGTATCCGCAATATCTACATACCCAAAAAAATTATTTGAATATGTTTGAGTGCTAGATATGCCTTTTAACGCTCTTTGACGAATACAGTTTAAATCGGAAGTAATATCAACGGTAGAACCAATAGTTGTTTGATAACGCTTTAAACCGCCTGACGCTTGATAATAAGCAGCAGGATTGTATAAATTTGTTGTGTATGTTCCATTGTCCGTTACTGTTCCAATAGTACCAGCTTGCTGACCAATGTAGGTATAGCTTGCGCCAGCATCAATAGTTATATTTACGCCACAATAATTGGATTGAAAAAAGTTTCCTTGACCAGTAACCAATTCAATTCCTGTTGAACCTGAAAACAAATTATTAACAATTTTATTGTAGTTAGCAGTATAAGTATTAGGAAAAGCAGAAGTATATGAAGATGTTTGTAACGCTTTTGTTGTATTATTTTCTACCCACGCGCCATCAATAACCGTTCTTTCTCCACCTTCTAATAAAATGCCATAAGCATTAACAGAATATTCACCGCCTGCTATTATGTTTTGATATGCGCCTCGCACCCGAATACCAGCAGTAGTATTGTGGTTTCCAATACAACGTAAAACCATTACAGCGTTAGTAGTATATTCAAGGGCTGCTTTTAAAGATTCATGTAAAAATATTCCATTACCTGCATTATATTCTGTTACACAATCAGTAAGACCGCAATCAACAGCTTGAGCTAATTCAATACCGCTAGCGGTGCTATTTTTTACTTTTAAACGATGAAAGTTAGATTGGGCAACATCATATACATATAACCCTTTACCAGTATTTGTACCATCAATAGTAAAGTCATGTACATAAATAGATAACTTTGTAGGGTCTGAACCGCCAGCAGATTTAACTTGCAAAGCATAATCAGTTCCAATATTGGAAATAATTACTTGGTCAATTCCAGCGCCATAAAATTCATGATTAGACGATGTAATTGTCAATGAAGCACTAATTTTATATGTTCCAGCAGGTAAATAAACTTTAGAAGAAGCATTAATTGCTGCCTGAATAGCCGTTGTACTATCTAGAACTCCAGTAGGGTCTGCGCCGAAGTCTAAAACGCTTGCGGATTCTTGAAGTTTAGCCTGAACTGTTCTTGAAAATTTAGCTGTCCCTGTACCAGAACCAACGCCTGTAGCAGTAAACAAAACACCTACAGTATTGCTTGTAGCTCCAATAGCTTGAAAGTTAGTTGTTCCTACTGAAACAATTAAATATGTTTGACCAACAATAAAAGATCCTGCGGTAGCTACATAACCTTGTTCATAAGAAATACTAGACGCATCGTTAAATATAAGAGGCAAAGCTGCCGTTGGTATATTATCGTATGTACCAATTAGTACATCATTTGCATCTTTTACAACAAATTTATACCCGTATCCATAAGAAAGCCATATTTCACCGGTTGATATTCTTCCCGCCGCGTTTAAAATAATTGGGTTTGTATGATATGTATTGCCTATATTACTTGTATATGTAGCTAAAGGCGTAGTTGTCCCCGCTGAATAGGTATATATTTTACCGCCCGTTAATACATTGCCACTATCATCTAAAAATTGGGCGCCTGCCCCTGCAAATAACGATAAAGTAACAGCCATAACTTATTCCTTAAACAATAATGAAACTGCCGTCCTCTTGGACGAGATTATCATTAGATTCAGTGGCTAAATTGCCAAACTCTTGATCACGAGCATAGCCTGAAAAGAACGAAGCAATACTGCCAATTCCTATAGCTACGCCGACGCGGAGTCCAACACCCCAACTCATCTGATATTGATCGGTTTAGCGTACACAGTACCAGCCGTAGACACTTGCAACACGCTCACACGCCAAGGGGCGCCTGAACCTGTTTGAGGTGCAAAAAACGGGATTGGTGTGTAAGCTGGGATTGGAGTGCTTGAAGATGTGGCAGTTGAGCCGACACCGACAGCAACGTAAACGTCTTGAGTAGCCCAGACTAATACGCCTTGTGGCCCAGGATTCCAAGTACCAACAGTAGCAGCAGCAGCGCCGCTTGCAACAGAACTAGCGGGATATTCAGCGTCAGCTAGGGGGTGTAAAAGTTCCATGTTTGGTTCCTTATGCTAAAAAGCGTAATTTGTACAGAGTTGAAAGATAAAGTTGAACAATATTATCAATAATCTGTTGCAACGAAGTATCTGCTTTATCGACTACATCATATCTTGCACCTTCTATTTCTGCAAGCTGTGATTCTAAAAATTCAACAACATTTGATGTCTTTTTTGCGGACATTAAACTAATAGGGCCTATTAAACCATGCCGACCTTGATACGCTTCCGCAAAATCATCGGCATTATCAATAATACTCTCGTAAAATTTTTGCAAAGCTTTATGTTTTGCATAACTACGCGTATTCAAATGTACCGAATGGGTTACATCACGGGCTAGAAACAAAATTCCTACGAAATCAGCGGCTTTCATTGTGGTGGCATCCCTTGTGGTGGCATTTGTGAAGGCATAGCGCCTTGAGGTGGCATTGGTTGACCTTGCGCTTGCATCGGTTGTTCCATTTGTTGTTCTTTTTGATCTTCTTCTTGCATATCCATTGCAGTATCGCGTTGCATCTCAGTTACAAGATCGCCGCTTACCATCATGCCATGCACAGTTCCCATAACAATATCTTGTATTTGTTCAGGCGACATAGAGGCTTGAACTGCGGTTAAACGCTTGGTTTCAGCATCAAATAGCTTAATTTGCGCTTCAAAGTCTTTACGTTCCAAGTCTTGCATCTCAATGGATTTGCCCACGTTTTGTAACATTTGGTGCATACCTTCCATTTCTTGAGCCATTCCTTGCATTTGTTGCTGTGCAGCTTGCAACGCTGGATCTTCGTCTGTATTAGACATAAGTTTTGGATCAATAGTTTTAGCCAAGCGTTTAGACATCTCTTGAGCGCCAGGCCAATCCATATTTTTAACAAATAGATCGCCAGCAACAGCCCATAGCTGAGGGTTGCCTTGCAAAATCTGAGCCATTGCTTCCATAGCTTCTTGACGCTTAGTCATGTAACCTGGGCCTGTAGTAGCCACAACATCATATATACCAACGCTAGGGTTGTAGACTTTTTCAATCACAACGCCTGTTTGGTCAGTAATTTTTTTAACCGCTTCAGGCTGATCAGGGTTTAACTTAACCATTGATACTTCGCCGTCTACACCAACAATACGAGCAATACGCTCGGTATCGTAAATCTTAGGAATAAGGTCAATTAACTGACGGGTAGCATAACGAATCGCTTTAGTTAGGTTATCGCCATAGTGGAAAGTACCTACGTCGCCTTGACGTTCACGCGCAAGAATCGCTTTACCTGAACGCTCGTTAGAAGTTTGTCCAAGGCTAGAGTCATATTGACCAGTAGTGGACTTAATATCATCACTTGCACCCATTTTGGCTTGAATTAAACCAGTTTGTGCCAAAGGAGGTGGCGCGCGCTGTGGTAATGGCAGCGTTGCGCCCATACCATCAGTAACATCAGGGTTTACCTCTAAATACGGCCAATTGGTCGTGTTAGCGGTTTTCCATTGATTCTCATAGCCTTCAAATTGACCGCCATAACCAATAAACGGTGCTTTTGGAGCCAAGGCAAGCATTTCTGCCTCTTGTGATACCCAATAGTTGTACATACGTTGTGCATCTTTGGCGTTACGAACCAAGCCAGACACATAAATACGGCCATCTACTTCAAATTCGTTACCAATTACCCGTATTACAGGTATCCACTTGCCTGCCCATTCTTGCTCTTGTAGCACTTCATAGCCATTGGATTTCATCCACATGACTTTTTTAACGTCTACAGTGCGGGTTTTAATTGGTTTTAAGCCCATCTCTTTCATTTGTTTATCTTCAGGGCTGCCGTTGTAAAACGATTGATTGCCTGGATACAAATTGAGCTTAGTTGGGGTGTGCGTATAGTAGAAATACTCAACTATACGGATTGTGTTCTCGTTTAGCCACTGGGATAGAGAATCATCACCTACGCCTTGGGACATAATCGAAGTAATGGGCGCGGCATCAGGAAATTGACGCTCGTACTCATCTTTTTCTAAATCTTGGCTAATAAAACACCATTCAGCATCGCAACCAGCAGGGTCTTGGATCATTGGATCCATATAGACGCTAAATGCGTTGCGAATACGGCCTAAACGGATGTCTTGATCAAACGAATCATCGTAACAAAACTCAGTTAGGATGCGGAAATAGCCTTCACCATACGTTACTTGGTTTTCGCAAGCAGTGTCATAAACTACATCGGAATCAGACATATACTCGATATGGCGAACCATACCTTCAAAAATCTCTGCTACTTCTACATCGCCTTTATCGTCCGCGGGGATTACTTTTCCAGAGGGGCGATTCTGACGTTGTTCATTTGTTACTTGTTTGACGTGCTGAGGCAGCTTATTGATAGTAAGGCAAGGTCTTGCGTTAATAGTCTGTCCTTGAACAGAGCCACGCGTTGCCAATACGTCAGCAGGCCATTGCCATTGATTATCTGGCGAACCAGCCATAAACCTTAAATCATCTAATTCATCTTCACGGCTTTCGGAATACGCAGACATCGCCATTTGAAAACGGTGGCGCATTGTTGCAAGCGTATCGGACTGCTCATTAGGAGTAGTAGTAGGATTACCACCTACGTCGGCTACTTTGCCGACAATATTCATAGAAGTTTGGTCATACGCCATTTAGTATTCCGATCACATCAGGCTCACGCATCATAAGCAGTTCTTCGCCATCGACTGTGACCTTTTGCCCGGAATATTCACCGAATAGCACATGGTCGCCCTCTTTGACGTTCATAGGTTCAATATGTCCTTTCGGACTTTTCTTGCCTTCACCAATTGCCACTATGATACCGCTAAATAATTTATTTTGGGGTAAAACTATTAATTCAGATAATTTTTCTGTGTCTTGACGAATTAGAACACAATTACTTAGAGGTTTTAGACTCATTTTTTGGTTTTGCCTTTCGAGGCTTCGCGTTTGACAGAATAGGCGATTGCGACCGCTTGCTTGATCGGACGGCCACTTTTGACTTCGGCTGCGACGTTTTTACGGAAGGCTTCTTTGCTGGGGCTTTTTTTGAGAGGCATACTTGCTCCTTTGGTTTAGGCTTTTTACGGCCAAAGTTAAAAACTGCTAAGACAGTAGTCCACATATCATTTACCTTTTTTTTGCGGGCTTAGCTGTTTTAGCAGAGTCTTTAAAATCCTTCGCAGTAGGCGCGCCCTTAGCGCCAGCCTTACGCATCCTCTCCCCACTACCAGCCGCAATACGAGCTTGCTTTGCGTGAATGTTTGCATATAGTCCTGGTTTAGTTGCCATTTTCTTTTCCTTATTTTTTACCGCAATTCCAACTTGCAAGCGCTGCTTTTGCGCGGGGTGCGTCGCCTTTAGCATGGGCAACCACACCTGACATTCTGGCGCAGAAAGACGCTTTGCGCCCTGCATCAGCTTTAGACTTAGGGTTTGGTGCAGGTGCTTTAAGATTCGCGCTGTTCTTGGCGTTATATTCAGCCCTGCCTTTAGCAGTCATACCAGCGCCTTTTTCGGTCGGCTTGTAGTTAGCACCTTTACCCTTGGTAGTATGGGCAACAGGTTTGTCATGTTTTTTTGTTGCCATTACGATCCCATCCATGAGTTAAAAGCTGCGCTTTGAGATTGATACGTTTGTTTTCGCATTGTACCTTTAGATTCCCGATGTGCAACAGGAAACGCAAAAGTTAATGCTATAGCGTCTGCACTGTCTGGGCTGGCTAATCCACGCGCTTTCATGTCTTTTTTGCTTTCTAAGAAAATGGCACCTTTACTATCTGGCTTCATCAGCGGGCTAATCAGGTCAGTCTTGAGTGTTTTCTCTTTAGGGATGCTTGCAGACTTAAGCCATTCCTTCATCTGCCCCCAAATCTGCGCTCTCATGTTGCCGTACATCATAGGGTTTCTACTCTTGTTTGCGAAGTTTAGCCCCCGTATCTTGTAGCGTTGTTCTTTTAGGCGGTCAACCACACCCGCGCCAAGACCTCCTTCGTCTATGGCTACTACCGCAGGCTGATACTGCTCGATGGCTTCAATCACATGACCAACCACAACCATCGTATCGTCACCCTTAAACTTGCGAATTTCAATGATGTCCCGTCCTTGACGCACTGCAATAACTGTACTGTCTGAGCCAAACCGCGCTGGATCCACCCCAATCACAATGGGCGCGGAGTCATCTTGCCACTTGTCCCGTTTCATTGCTTCATCGACTAGGCTTGATGAGATGAACTGATCGTCGCCTTCTGAGGGGAATGAGCCATACACTTCAACGTGCGCCTGGTACGAATCGGGGCCGTATTCTTCAATAATT